ATGGCGAAAGAAAAACGCGCCTTCTGGCGAAAATGGGTTTGGAAACATCTGCTGGCAGGAATAACAGTACTGGCAATGAGTAGCGCCGCGGTGGGAAAGGATGTCGTCCCCGATGAGGCGCGGACCCGAGATATGATGCGCTGTCAGGATTATCTGCAACTGGATCCGCGCGCCTGGACGCCGATGGTGATTTGGCTGATGAACGATCCTTTTTCACTGGAGCCGCCGGAGTGGACCGACTTCCATGAAGCCGAGCTGGTGCTGACGCCGATCCTCACCGAAATCTGCCGTCAGGAGCCGGATGTCTGGCTCACCTCGCTGCGGGAACGGCTCAATTCTTATCAGCAGGTGCGGTCACTGAACTAAGCGACCGCGGTAAAACGGCAGAAAAAGTGACTAAATGCGCAGTTAGCGGCCTTCTTCTGCGCAAAGGCTCAGCAGCGGCCCGCTTTTTGCGACAGGGCGTCGCAGGTTTTGCTCGCTAGCGTCGGGTTGGCGCCGGCGCAGATGGCATTCGAGACGGTGCTACCGCCGCCCAGCGGGATCAGCCCGTAAAGCTTCGGCTCGGCGGCCTTCGTCACATAGCAGCGATGGCTGGTTTTGCCGATGGTGACCACAAAGTTGGTTTTCACATCCTGCTGCCTCGCATCGGAAATTGTCACCTGCGAAGCATCGACATTAAAAGCAAACGCGGCGGCCTCTTTCATTTTCCGTCGTCATGGGTGGTTTAGCTACGCAACCCATTAATAACAGTGCCAGACAGGTACTGATTGATATATCCAGTATTTTCATCATTTCATCCTTTTTGTAAGTCAGCGGGTTATATATAAGAGCGGGGGGAGGAACGCGTTGATTTCGATCAGCTGGCGCAGGCTATGGTTATTTTTCGGAAATTGACCTGTGTTGTTACATTTATCGTGAGTAGTATGAATTCCAGCATTGCAGGAATGAAAGATATTTTAAGACTACGTTGCGTAGTTAGACAGAAGTCAACAGGAGTGCGGCGGTTATGGGCTGCCCGAGATGCTCTGAGCAATATTTTGCTAAGGCAGAATGCTATCTGTTTTAGCGTAAGCGCAAATTTTCCCTGCGTTATAACGGACTTTTTATCCTCTTAATAGGATAGCGACAACACGCTAAGCCATGCGCGCTGCTCAGCGGTTTGTGGTGCCATTTTAAAATTCAGGAACAAAAAAGCCACTCTTTCGAGTGGCTTAATTATGTGATTTTAAATCTAAAATTTGGTGGCCCCTGTTGGGTTTGAACCAACGACCAAGCGATTATGAGTCCCAAACTAAAACTATATAAATCAATTGTTTGCTTTTGTTTCAATCGCTTGCACAGTCGAATAATGGAGAATATGCCAGCATAGCGGATAGGTTTGCTGCCATTTTGCTGCCAACTTCAGAAGAGAAGTGAACTGTTGTTTACAATCTTATTGCATAATATTTTTGTTTGTGATAGTTGTTTTGTGGGATGATACATAGTTTCTAATCTAAAGTTCAATTAAATGAATAGTTTGAATGATATAATTAAATCCAAGATTAAAGTAAATATTGAATTTTTCAATGATGAACATGAAAAATTATTATGTAATAAAAGACGATACCCGTCTGATGTTGTCGATCGTATGAAAAAATTAGTGTCAGATGGTTTTATGGTCGATGGATATGATTTTATAGAATATTATCTTTTCCATAATAAACGTTCCGGTATTGAAAAGAATGACTTCATTGAAATGATACCTTCCGCATCTAATATGCTCAGAATGCATTTTGATATCAAAGATAATCAACTATTCAAAATGAGGAACATTGCGTTAGATAAAGGAATTACTGAGCATATTGGTGAATCAGTTGGAATGCTTGTGATTTCTCATTGTTTTAATATATTAAGTGCAGACTGGAATTTTATACCTGAAAGTAATAAAGTAAAAACGCTCGATTGTAGCCTTGCAGTATCCAATAACGGATTAATTGAGTTGGAGGCAAAGGGAACCTCTGCTATTGCAATCAATCTATCTAGTCCAAGCTCTAGTATTACTAAGAAAAAGAAAGGAAAGAAATCGGCAAAAGGTAATTATTACTATGGCACAATTACCACAATGGACACCTCTAATCTAACGTGTTATCTTCTTGACCCTCCTGGCAGTGATGTGAAATTAGATTATGTTCGATTAAGACTTCTTAATCGGCTCTCGTATTACTATGAGGTTTTTCGTGTTATAGCTCCAACCTCAGAGTTAATTGACATATTGATGGAGCGAATTGAACTTCTTCGTGAAAAAAAATCAAGACATTAAATCGCTTGGGCGACTTAAGCCGAAAAATAGATCGCAATTCAATTATTCGACAGGATCACAACCGACTTTTTTCTTTCAGTCTTATTATAATGATAAAGATGGAGTGAAATTTGGCGGCCGCTTCTTTTATCTTGAAAAAGGCCGTTCACTTTTTATTGGTGTGGAAAATACCTTGTTGAGTAAAATTGTAGACCAAAGTGTTGATGATATCCTAACCGTTTCTGATGAGTTGTCATATTTTGAAGTTAACTCGCTAGTTGATCGAAATGCTCTTCAAACAACTACCCGAGACCATCAAGTGCTTGAGATTAAGGATGAACGCTTCACTAATTCAGAACGATTGAGAATGAGAGGGCGAGTTTATTTAAAAAATGGGCTCGCCCTAGGTATTCTTAGTTACAGCTGAAGCTATTTAAGTTAACATTGTCAATGGGTTAAGCAATGTCGCTTCATTCAAGTGGTCCGGCGCGAAGTGAGCGTAGCGCATTGTTACCTTAATATCTGTGTGCCCTAGAATACGTTGGAGCACCAAAATGTTACCCCCGCGCATCATAAAGTGGCTTGCAAATGTGTGCCGTAGAACGTGTGACAACTGTCCGTCAGGTAACTCAATCCCCGCTCGCTTAATTGCCCCACGAAACGCAGAATAGCACCCCGTAAAGACTGGTTTTGATGTTCTTACTTTTGGGAGTATTTCGTAAAGCTCATCACTTATTGGAACGGAGCGGTTTTTCTTGCCCTTGGTTTTGATATAAGTGATTTTGCCGGGGCTTATTTGCTTGCCTGTCAGTGACTCTGCCTCGCCCCATCGTGCGCCGGTTGCAAGGCATATTTTTACTATAGTCACTAAATCTTCCGCCTTGCTTTTCTCGCACTCAGCCAGAAGCTGCTTAACTTCTTCAACTGTAAGCCAGGCCAGCTCAATTTCTGCGATCTTAAACTCTCTGACGTTTTCAAGAGGGTTGGGTGCTGTCCAGTCATCAAGTCTTTTCAGCTCGTTGAACATAGCCCGAAAGTAAGCTAGTTCAAGGTTAACCGTGCGAGGGGTGACAGCCTTAACGCGATCAGAGCGGGTTATTTTTCCGCTTAGTCGCTGTTCTCTATAAGTTGAGAACAGTTTAGCGTTGAATTCTGTAGCGAGGGGATCGCCCATTGCGAGACAGGCAAACTCCATTGCGACTTTACGCTTTTCACCATCAGCAAGCGTAACGCCATGTGCGTTATACCAAGCTGTAACCAAATCCCGAACGCGGCGTTTATCAGTTTTCTCGCCCAGCCACGGCTTATCTTGAGCCTGATCTTTTATGTGGCGCTCAAATGCTAAAGCCTCCCCCTTTGGTAGCGAACTGGCGACGGATGCGCTTTCCATCCCTACCGTTTGGGAAAACCTGAGCCTGCCACTTTCCGTTAGGTAGTTTTGAAACAGCCATAATTCACATGCTCTCTGTACGAGTGATTATTTTCCCAAGGATTTTTATGTCATCAATTTTGCATTCGAAAGAGGCCTTGCCATTCTCAACTCGCACGCGTCCGCCAGGAAAGCGGTACAGCTCGCGGACGCTTACAATCCCATCAATTTCAATGAACCAGAACCCATCTACCAATTCGCCATCGTAACGGTCAGCAAGGTAGGTCGTTTTGTCAGCATTCAGGATGAACGGTGAGTTCAAGCCCTCTGGAATTGTCGATGTATCAGCTATGACATCGTTTTGGGTTGAGATATTCCCATTCGTGATGTCCATGCGTTTTAAATAGGTGATATTTTCATCGTTGCCCCCAAGGAACCTGCTTCCTTCCCCTGTGCTAAGCCAAATTAGTGATGCTCCTGTTTCAAGATGACAAACGATCACCCAGTCGGCTGGGAAGGTATCGCGTGCATACCTGTTAGCCATAGTGCTTTGCGAGACGCCAAGCTGATGGCAGAGGGCTATGCGGGTAGTGAAACCATAAGCTTCCAGAATGCGAGCAATGACCTCTTTTCCGCCTCTATTTTGAGATATGAAATCTCGAATCAGCTTTACGTCATCTTTATTCGTTAAGTTTCGTGTTGACATGATTGTTTTGTGATCCTAATATCTCGATTCAAGATGTTGTGAATAGTGTTAAACAGTGCCTAATAGTGAGTTAGGCACCCAAACCGAGGAATAGTGCATCATGAGTCGCCAATTATCAATGCGCCCTAGCATCAATCTTGTGGTGTCTGAACCATTCATTACCCTGGATGAGTTCTGCCGCCGTACCGGTTACAAACTCAGCTACGCCCGCCAAATGATCCGTGAAGGTCGCCTTCCAATTCGTAAAAAGGAAGGGGTAAACAGCCTTATCGAAGTAAACATGTTTGCATTGACGATGGAAGCGGCTCAAGGCTGCGAAATCGCAATGCAAGCCTGATAGTTCCATTTTGGGATATAGAGAGGCCAAAAACATGTTTGATTTCAGGATTTCCAAACATCCGCATTTTGATGAAGCCTGCCGGGCTTTCGCGCTGCGTCACAACATGGCGAAACTGGCAGAACGCGCGGGAATGAATGTCCAGACACTGCGCAATAAGCTAAACCCTGACCAGCCGCACCAACTTACCGCACCGGATATCTGGCTGCTTACTGATCTGACCGAGGATTCAGCGTTGGTTGATGGTTTCCTGGCGCAGATCCACTGCCTACCGTGCGTGCCGCTAAACGAAGTCGCGCGCGAAAAGATGCCGGAATATGTTCTAAAAGCTACGGCAGAAATCGGCCGCGTGGCTGCCGGCGCTGTTTCCGGCGAAGCGCACACAACGGCAGGGCGCCGCCAGATTGTTGATAGCATCAATTCAGTTACTCGACTGATGGCATTAACCGCAGTGACGTTGCAGGCGCGCCTGCAGGCAAGCCCGGCGATGGCCAGCACCATTGATACAGTCACTGGCCTGGGTGCCTCGTTCGGTTTGATCTGAGGTGGCTATGTTGACTAAACAACCATCACTCGCATCGCTGCTCGTTAAGCAAAGCCCATCACCTCATTTCGGGCATGGCTGGATCATGGGGAAGGATGGCAAGCGCTGGCATCCGTGCCGCTCTCAGGATGCGCTGCTGGAAGGTTTAACCGGTAACAGGAAAAGAATGTCATGGCTTTCAAAGCTGAAGATATCACTATCAATATGAGCGCCGGGCAGCGTGCCAGTGCGTTAAATCATATTTCTGTATTACGCACCGCTCTATATGGCGACTGTGAAAAAGAACTTAATCGTTTTATTAACGAAATGCGTGATAAGCGTGATGAAAAGTACGAGCTGAATAATCGTGTGCTTGCTGCATTATTTTTTCTTGCAAATATTAGCAAGGAGCGTCACTGCGTTGAATTTAGTGAGCTGACGAGTGACGAGGTAACCGCACTTATTGGTGTGATGAACCATCTTCGCGCAGTCGTGAGTTTATTTCCAAAACGGCTAGCGATGCCGAATTAACCAGTAAGTGAAATTAATGGCGTAAACCCGCCGGGCATTTTTTTGCCCAAATTCAGGAGAAACAACAATGCGAAATATCGAAACCCGTTCCAACAAAATCGGCCCGGATGATGCAGGTCTTAACCAGATACTGACAGAGGCCCGCATGGAAGAACGCCGCGCACGTGCTGCGGCAATGGCTGCCCGTCTTGATAGCCTGGCGTGTCACATTACATCGCGCCAGCTTAATCACGTTGAGGCGGCGGAGCTGCTGCGCGTTGCTGCGGAAAACCTCCAGAACGAAGCGCAGGAGATCCACTGATGGCTGATTCTATGGACCTCGTACAGCAGCGCGTTGAAGAAGAACGCCAGCGGCACATCCACACCGCCCGCAGTAAAGCGCCGGGCGTTTCCCGCGTTTTATGCATCGAATGTGATGCGCCAATCCCGCCCGCTCGCCGCCGCGCTATTCCTGGCGTGCAGTGCTGCGTCACCTGCCAGGAAATCGCAGAGCTGAAAGGCAAACACTACAATGGGGGTGCTGTATGAGCACCATCCTGAAATGGGCGGGCAATAAAACCGCCGTGATGCATGAGCTGAAAAAGCACCTGCCTGCAGGCCCGCGACTGGTTGAACCTTTCGCGGGTTCATGCGCTGTGATGATGGCGACAGAGTATCCTTATTATCTTGTCGCGGATATTAATCCAGATCTTATCAATCTTTATAAAAAAATTGCCCTTGATTGTGAAGCTTTCGTATCACGCGCAAAAAATATTTTTGCGATTGCGAATAGAGAGGTAGCTTATTACAACATTAGGCATGAATTTAATCATTCCTCTGAAATTACTGATTTCATGAAAGCAGTATATTTCCTATATCTCAATCGCCACGGCTATCGTGGCCTGTGTCGTTATAACAGGAAAGGTGAATTTAACGTTCCATACGGGAATTATAAAAAACCATATTTCCCGGAAGACGAAATCAGAGCATTTGCAGAGAAAGCAAAACGCGCCACCTTCATTTGTGCCAGCTATGAGGAAACTTTAGCGATGGTCAAAGTAGGTGATGTGATTTATTGCGACCCACCTTATGACGGAACATTTACTGATTATCACACTGATGGTTTCAATGAGCTTGAACAGCGTCGCCTGGCGACGACTCTTGATGTAGTGGCATCAGCAGGCCATCAGGTTGTTGTGTCGAACAGTGAAACTGAGCTGACGAACGCGATTTACCAGAATTTTACCCGCCACCGTATTAACGCAAAACGCAGTATGGGCGTTGCCGGTGGTGATGGTAAGTCTGCAACTGAAATTATCGCTGTTTCTCAACCTCTGATCTGGTCCGGGTTTGATCTGGCAGCGTATCCAGTCGTGAGTGCGTCTTACGAAACTTTCCAAAGAGAGTATTTGTGTGAGCCATCACGACGTTAAAAACTACGGCGGTGCAGATGATGCCGCCGCTGCTTTTGTCTGGAATGCCCCGAAAAAAGCGGTTAACCCGTATGTGGACCCGGCGGAAGTTGCGCCGGTGTCTGCGCTTTCAAACCTGATCGCTCTCTACGCCAGCGACAACGAGCAGGAGCAGCTGCGCCGTGAGGCGATGAGCGATGAGGTCTGGGAGCGTTATTTCTACAATGAAGCCCGTGATCCAGTTCAGCGTGAAATGGAGCAGGACCGGCTGATCAGCCGTGCCAAAATGGCCCGCGAGCAGCAGCGGTTTAATCCCGATCTGGTGATTCTGGCAGACGTAAGCGCTGAACCATCACATATCAGCAAGCCACTGCTTGAGCGCATTAAATATTTCGAGGGCCTGGGAAAGCCGAAGGCATATTCCCGCTATCTACGTGAAACCATCAGGCCGTGCCTGGAACGCCTGGAGCGCGTGCGTGCCAGCCAGGTTTCTGCGTCATTCCGGTTTATGGCGAGCCACGACGGGCTGGAGGGCTTACTGGTTCTGCCGGAAATGAACCAGGATCAGGTTAAGCGGTTATCTACCTTGGTGGCGGCACACATGAGCATGTGTCTGGATGCTGCCTGCGGTGAGCTGTTTGCGGATGAAGACGTTACGCCGGAAGAGATCCGCCGGTCATGGGAAAGGGTGGCCGCTGAGGCCATGCGCCTTGATGTTATCCCGCCTGCCTTCGAGCGGCTGCGCCGTAAAAAGCACCGCCGTAACCCCGTCCCGTACGAACTTATTCCGGGTTCGCTTGCCCGTATGCTCTGTGCTGACTGGTGGTATCGCAAGCTGTGGCAGATGCGGTGTGAATGGCGGGAAGAACAGCTGCGCGCCGTCTGCCTGGTTAACAAAAAGGCGTCTCCGTATGTCAGCTATGAGGCCGTGATCCATAAACGCGAACAGCGCCGCAAATCGCTGGAGTTCTTCCGCTCGCATGAGCTGACCAATGAGCAGGGCGATACGCTGGATATGGAAGACGTGGTAAACGCCAGCAGCAGCAATCCGGCACACCGGCGCAACGAAATGATGGCCTGCGTTAAAGGGCTGGAGCTGATCGCAGAAATGCGCGGAGACTGCGCGGTGTTCTATACCATCACCTGCCCGTCACGCTTTCACGCAACGCTCAATAACGGCAGACCAAACCCGAAATGGACCAGTGCAACGGTCCGGCAGAGCAGCGACTATCTGGTGCATACGTTCGCCGCTTTCCGCAAGGCGATGCACAAAGCCGGGCTGCGCTGGTATGGCGTCCGCGTTGCTGAGCCACACCATGACGGCACCGTGCACTGGCACCTGCTTTGCTTCATGCGCAAAAAAGACCGCAAGTCCATCACTGCGCTGCTGCGTAAATTTGCCATCCGTGAGGACCGCGAGGAGCTGGGCAACAATACCGGCCCGCGCTTTAAGTCTGAGCTGATCAACCCGCGCAAGGGTACGCCGACCAGCTACATCGCGAAGTACATCAGTAAGAACATCGACGGGCGTGGCCTGGCTAACGAAATCAGCAAAGAAACCGGCAGATCACTGCGGGACAATGCCGAACATGTCAATGCCTGGGCCTCGCTGCATCGCGTCCAGCAATTCCGCTTTTTCGGTATACCGGGCCGCCAGGCTTATCGCGAGCTGCGTTTGCTGGCGGGCCAGGCCGCGCGACAGCAGACCGATAAAAAAGCCGGTGCGCCGGTACTGGATAACCCGCGTCTGGATGCCGTGCTGGCGGCAGCCGATGCCGGGTGTTTTGCCACCTACATCATGAAACAGGGCGGCGTACTGGTTCCGCGTAAACATCACCTGGTCCGAACGGCTTATGAACTCAATGACGAGCCATCAGCCTATGGCGATCACGGCATCCGTATTTATGGCATCTGGTCCCCGATTATTGAGGGCCGGATTTGCACGCATGCGATGAAGTGGAAAATGGTTCGTAAGGCCGTTGACGTTCAGGAGGCGCCAGCCGACCAGGGCGCTTGCGCCCCTTGGACTCGTGGCAATAACTGTCCCCCTGTGGAAAAAATGAACGAAAACGGGGCCGTAAGCGGACAGGATTTACCGGATATTGCGGGTATGGATGAGCGGGAGCTGCAGGAGTATCTCCATAGCATGAGCAAAAAGGAGCTGAGGGAGCTAAACGCACGGCTTCGCATGGTTAAGCCTAAGCGCCGGAAAGGGTACAGGCAGGATGTGGATAATCAGCAGCGCCTGCAGCTGGAGTATGAACTTAAATCGAGAGGCTTTGATGGTTCGGAGGCGGAGATCGATCTGCTTCTGCGCGGTGGCAGTATTCCATCCGGAGCCGGTCTGCGTGTCTTTTACCGGAACCAAAGGCTGCAGGAAGATGATAAATGGCGGCAGTGGTACTGATGAAGGGGCGCATTTTTTGCCTTTATCCTGCTACATCGGACACATCTGATTGAATGATATAAAGTATTTTACAACTTAAAAAACGTATTATACTGTATGCATATACAGTATTTGGTTGTCCGTATGTAGGGATGTGGCATTACATACCCTGTAGTGAGGATCGGAGGGAAAATGCAGGACTATCTTTTGGAGTCGTTGAAGCTCCAGCGTATTGATTTTTTTATCAAGCTTGTAGCGGCTAGTGAGTGCAGCGATGAAGAGAAGCGGCTTGCTATCCAGTGGGTCTCAGAGCTGACAGATGAATTAATGGCGAAAATTCGTAGCCATGAGTACAGCCAGTCAATGGATGTTTCCAGTTAGAAGGGGTGATCTCCATGCGTGTCGAAATAATGATTGATAACGAGCAGAAAATTAGCCTGGCGACACTGGAAGCACTTGAAACCGAGCTTTACCGCAACCTGCCCCCTTTGTATCCCAAGACGGCGATCCGCATTCGTAAAGGAGTGCCAACGGTATCGAGTTGACCGGCTTAAAACTTGATGAGGATAAGCAGCGGGTAATGGAGATTATGCAGCAGGTCTGGGAAGACGACAGCTGACTGCATTAGCGAACCTTGCGGACGATAAAACTGGCTTTTACCGTCCGCAAGGTTGAACAACGAGCCGTGCGAGGCGTTAGAAATTGCCTTTGTTAGTGCCTGCTTCTCATAAGAGGCACTATATATGCTAAATGCAGTGGTTTAAGGCAGAAACATCTTGCGCGATTAGGGGCAATGAACTTAAGTTAAGTAACGCAACCAACAGTTAAAACGGTTGTCTTAGTTATAAGGAATTTGCTGTTGTGGTTGCTGGTGACGAAGTGTACACTTCCGCGCCGTATAAGAAGGAGGGGTTATGTCAAGTATCGCCGCATTGAAGCTGGGTAATCCAGTTGAACGTTTGGCACGGGTTCTGAAAGAGAACCAGGACAAGCTCAATCTGAGTAAAGATGGTTTTGTGTCCGTAGATTTGTCCAACGAAGAAGCTATGAAAGCCATCCGAGATCAGATGGATAAGCTTGAAGGCATCAAAACGAGCACTGTTAAAGCAAAATATTATTACAGAACCCGATAATGGCAACATTACTTTTAGCAGTGATTTTGGTTAGTGGTTTTATATATGTAAACCTATCACTTTCAACACGTTATAGATATAAGCGTTCCAATGGCTGGGACGCTTATTTTTTTGTGGCTGCATGGGGAATTGTCTTTTTCCTCGCTGGCGGCTTCCTTACCTTCGCTCTTAACATCAGCGGTGGGTTTCGCTGGTTTTCTAATGCGCTGAATCTGACTCCAGACAGCTTTAACGGGATGTTATCCACCACAACCGATAAACCGCAGCGCATCAATGAAATTAAGCAAATCGCGTGGGTTGTGATTTCAATAGTTCTGGCGGCACTGTTCGGTTGGCTAAACAAACGCCGTACTTCAAAGGGGGATCGCCGTTGGGATGCACTGGCAAAGGCAGTGGGAAACAATGCTTTTGAATCGCTGCTCATGGAAGCATCAGCTCGCCAGTTTCCTATCATTGCTACACTTTCATCACGCAAAATCTATGTAGGGCTGGTGACTTGCCCTGCGTTGGAAAATGGATTGTCGGAACACCTTGAAATTCTCCCCTTGCTGAGCGGATATCGTGATAAAGACGACCTAACGATAAATATCACGACAAACTATCATCAGCACTATCTTGAAAGCGGTGTTATCAGTGGGATGTCGCGCCTGAATATCCAGGATTTCCGTGTGCTGATCCCTAAAGACGAAGTTGAAACCATCTCGTTTTTTGATACTGAAACGTATAACAAATTTAAAGAAAACGAAGCGCGTGACCGGAAAGACTGCCGCAAGTTGGGTGGTAAAAAGCCATCCACACGCAGGAGAAAGACTGCTGGCGACGCAGAGCAGGGTAGTGCATGACTATGCTGCATGAATTTGCATGATCGTTTGAGGATCGTTTTAGCTCCGGCCCGCCAGTTCAGGCGGGCTTTTTCATATCTCATGCAGGTGCATGAAAACCACTACACAAAGCGGGCAGGCGTGGCGGGGATACGAGCGCGCGCAACATTAGATAGTGTGATACTTATCAGAGAAATCTTAAAAAGGTCCATTACAATACCCTCTCAAAAAAGGGGAATCTGATGTTTGTAAAAAATAACTTCAATGCAAATAATTTTGATGTGGAATTAGTTGATGCCATTGGTAACAGGCTGGAAAACAATCAATTCTCGGATGCAATACTTGCAGGAACCAAATATCTAACAACTTTGCTGCGTGAAAAAGGGCAATGTGAAGGGGATGGGGCTCAGCTTGTCGGTACTGTATTGGGTGGACAATCGCCTAGAATCAAAATTAATAGCCTTCAATCTGTATCAGAGCAGGACGAACAGCGCGGATTTGAATCCCTATTAAGAGGGTACTACCAGTGTATAAGAAATCCAAGGACACATGACAATTTCCCCGATACAGAAGATTCCTGCATGAGAATATTGATCATGTTGGATACTTTAATTAAATATTTAAAAAGAGATGTGGCTGAATTCGATTACACTGCTATTCTTGAAAGAGTTTATGAAGTTCATTTTGTGAATAATTCTGATTATGCTGAAGCTTTAATTTCACAAATCCCAGAGAAAAGACTAGTTGATTTTTTTCAAGATTTAATTCTTCGTTTTAACGAAAGGCCAACTAAGGAAATCGATTCTATATTTAAAGCAATTAACCAAAGATTGTCAGGAGAAGAAGAAAAAGCTGCAATGCGGTTGATAGGTGAGGAATTACGCAGGGCCAGTAATGATTCTGAGTTTGCTAATGTATTCAGAATAATTAAGCCGAGTGCTTGGCGAATTCTTCCTGATGATGTTTTAATTAGGATGGAAAACATCATTATTGAAGAATGCAAAAAAGGATATTTTGACTTTTATTCTAATGCTACCAAAGGGGCTATAGGTACTTGGGGTAATACATTTGGCAGCAAGTTTAAAAGAAAAGACGATCTTGGGGATGCTTTAATTGGATTGTTATATAATAGCTGGTATACGCAAAATTATGTCGCAAAATATTACGTATTTTCAATTCCTTCTATCATAACTGATGATGTTAAAGTTAAGGAGTTAGCTGATGCTTTGGCTTATGCCACCATCGTAAATGGTGCTAAGCTTTTAAGAACAAAATTGATTGATGCCAGTAAAAATTACCCTGAGCAGTTGAAGAATCATCTTAGAGATGCAGTTCAGCAACGAATGGATAGTGATAAAAAATATGCGGAAGAATTATTGGATCAAATAGGGTGATTATGAACTGCACCTAAAGTTATTCTTCATTTTAGGTGCGTTTCTAGATAGTTAATCTAAATCATATGAGGTGAATTTAATCAATTCTTCGTCAAGTCCAATCCATGAGTTAATTTCTGATATCCGGTGTTGAAGCGGAAGTAATTCATTCCTGACAAAAACCTTACTTGCTTTCTCCACATCCCCAAACCCACCAACATTACTCGGCATAATCCCCATCATCTGTGGCGGTACGCGGTGCGCTGCCATCATGTCATCGCGGCTCACGTTTTTGATATTCAGAAACTCATCCTTTGCCGCTACTTCTGACAGAGGGATGATCTGGATGCCGTCTTTTTTCCCGTTGGGTGAATACATAAACAGGTTGCGGAAGTTGCCTGGCCCCTTGGCACTTTTCATCGCATGGCGGATGTTGTTCACGTCCTCCTGATTCTGCGCCGCGTCGGTCATATACATGATGAAGCCCGCATGACTACCGTTAATGTAATACTTACGACGGAACAGCGTAGCGGACTCGTTAAGCAGCGCAGAGGGGATGGCTGACAGGTATTCCGGCAGGCCATAAATCTCTTGGTTTAAATCCGGCTCCATAAGGTGAAAAATGCTGCCCTTTGTGAACTCATAAGGCTCTGTTGTCATCCCATACTGCACAAACCAGTAAGTATCAAGATCCAGGCCACGGCGAGTATATTTAGCTAGCGACGGCTCCAGTGACAGAGTGCCGCCGAGCCGGTTAGTGCGTTTCTCCAAATAGGCATTACCGAATACTAGATAGTCCTGAACAAACCGGCTGAACGCCTGCTGGCTTAACAGTGGATGCGGGATAAAGGTGCTGGTCAGGATGTTGCGTTTGACCGCAATTGGCGAGCTGTGATGAACGGCGGCTCGGTAAGTGCGCGCCAGCCCGTCAAAGCTCACCGGCGGTTCATACCAGCGATCCATCTGCACGCACTCCACATAATCCAGCAATTCCCGGCGGTCCAGTACCGGAATCGGATCGCCAAAGCTGAATGCTTCTGCAGATACGCCGCTGTTTTGTTGAACGTTCTGGTTAGCTACAGCGCGGTTTTTATTCCTCTTGCCCATCAAAAAATCTCCACAATGTTGCTGGTATTGGCCGCTTCGCCCTGCAGCGGTTCATTAAAAAGTGCGTGCATCGTAGCCCAGGCCAGATCGGCGTGGCTGGCTTCTTCGCTGCGGCTGGCTTCATAGGTCGGACGGTTTCCGCTGGCGGTGGTGGCGCGGCGGATAGCCATAAATGACTGCGCAATGTCGGTATGCCCGGCGTCAAACTCCAGACGGCGGTGGCTGATAATGTCGTATGCCTTGAGCACCAGGGCGTTTTTGACGTTGGGGTTATAGACAAACTCCCGCACGGCAGGAAAAAAGCCTTTTACGTTTTCATAAACACCGTGACCGACGCCGGTGGAGTCAATGCCGATGTAGGTCACGTTATACTGCTGAGTCAGTTTGCGGATGGCCTCTGCCTGGGCGCGGAAGTCCATTCCGCGCCACTGGTGACGCTCAAGGATGCGGAACTTACCGCCAGGTACCGTAGGCGGGGCAATAACTACGCAGCCAGCGCTGTCACCGTTCTGGGTGCCTTTCGCCGGGTCATAGCCGATCCAGACTTCGCGCCAGCCAAACGGACGCAGGGCCAGCGCCTGAAAGTCTTCCCAGACTTCCCAGCTGTCCACCATGCAGGCCTGCAGGTCAGCCAGTGGGAAAACGGAGGCGAGATCGTCGATGAACTCACACATCAGCAGGTTCTGGTACTCGTCGGGGCTGTACTCCAGGCGCAGCTGGTCGAGGTCGAACAGATTGCAGCCACCGCTCACGGCGTCCTCCACCGTCACGATCTGTCTGAACTGACCGTCAGCGCAAAGCAGACCGGCAGCAAGGGCTGAGTGGGTCAGGTCGATATCAACGCGATCAGCTTTTGCCCGCCCGCGATTGAACAGGGCGCCGGACCAGAACGGGTAAGCGCTGTGCGTCAGGCTGGAAGGCGTTGAGAAATAGGTCTGGCGCCATTTCTTATGCAGCGCCATGCCGGAGGCGACTTTACGTAGCTCCTGAAATTTCGGGATCCAGAAATACTCATCAAGATACAGGTTGCCGTGGTAGCTCTGTGCGGTGCGGGCGTTGGTCCCGAGAAAATACAGCGTGGCGCCGTTTGGCAGCACCATGGGATCGCCTTTTAATTCCACGTCGACTTCTTTGGCAAACTCGATGATGTACTGCTTAAAAACATGCGCCTGGGCTTTACTGGCTGACAGGAAAATCTGGTTTCGCCCTGTCATCAGGGCGTCCATAAGCGCTTCACGCGCGAAATAATACGTAGCGCCGATCTGGCGCGATTTAAGCACGTTGCGGATGCGGTGCTTAATTCCTGCTTCCCACCAGTGGCGCTGATATTCAAACATTCCGTTGCGGAAAATTTCTTCCAGCTTTTCGATCTGTTCGTCAGTAAACAGGTTCTTTTCTGGTGTCTTGCGGGGGCCGCGGTTGCGGTTTTGCACGTTAGGGTTAAGGTCCGCCTCATTACCGCCGTTGTTAAATTTACCGATGCGGGCGTGGCGCTCGGACTGGCGCGCCAGCAGGTCTATTTCTTTAAAGTCTTTCCCTTCCTTGTGCTCCTTCATGATGAGCTGGCAATAGCGGGCGGCAGTGGTGAGCTGCATCTGATCGAGTGGGCCATATTCGCCCCACTTGTCGCGCTTTTTCCAGCTGTGAACGGTTGCAACTTTTTCGCCCAGCATTTCAGCAATGCGGGCTACGCGGTATCCCTGAAAATACAGCAGTAATGCCTGCCTGCGGGGATCGAGGTCTGCGGGGGTCATCGTTTCCATGGCACAAACATACGACCTTGCCAGGCGCCTTTCCCCGGCTGGCCTTTGTATGGTTTACCGCACAAGGTCCGCGCGTTGTTTCACCCCCTCCATCGCAGCAACCATAAGGCCTCACAGAGTTATTTGATGGAGTCGGTAACATGGCTGTAAAAGCAAAGCGCTTCCGCATCGGTGTGGAAGGGGCAACGACAGACGGGCGCAATATTGAGCGTGCCTGGCTGGAACAGATGGCGGCGAGCTATGACCCGCAGGTGTATACCGCGTTGATTAATCTGGAGCACATCAAGGGTTACACCCCTGACAGCCCATTCCGCCGTTTCGGGACCGTGGATAAGTTGGAGGCAGAGGAGATTGCAGACGGCCCGCTGAAAGGGAAAATGGCCCTGTATGCGTGGATCACACCGTCAGCGGATCTGGTGGCGTATACACGCAATCTGCAAAAGCTGTTTACCTCTATGGAAGTCAATACCAGTTTTGCCGATACCGGCAAAGCCTACCTCATTGGCCTGGCGGCGACGGATGATCCCGCAAGCCTCGGTACTGAAATGCTGCAGTTTAGCGCCAGCGCCAGAAGTAACCCCCTGGCAGGCCGCAAGCAAAACCCTGAAAACCTCTTTACCGCCGCAGAAGAAACGCTGATCGAGTGGGAAGAAGTCCAGGACGAAAAACCCTCCCTGTTTTCCCGCGTTGCCGCGATGTTCACCAAAAAAGAACAGAACGATGACGCGCGTTTTTCTGACGTGCATCGCGCGGTGGAGCTGATTGCTACTGAACAGCAAAACCTGAGCGAACGTACTGAGCACTCCCTGTCTGCGCAGGATGCGCGCATTGCTGAGCTGGAAGCCTCCCTGCAGGAACAGCAGACCGCTTTTGCTGAACTGGAGCAGCGGCTGAGCCAGGAAGACAGCCGCAAAGATTATCGCCAGCGCGCGCCGGGCGGAAACGCACCGGCAGGCACACTGACCAATTGCTGATGGAGCATAAGAACCAATGAAAAAGAAAACCCGTTTTGCCTTTAACGCCTACCTGCAGCAGCTGGCACGCCTGAACAACGTGGAAGTGGAAGAACTTTCCAGCAAATTCACCGTTGAGCCGTCGGTACAGCAGACGCTGGAAGACCAGATCCAGCAGTCCGCTGCCTTTCTGACACTGATTAACATCACCCCGGTGGATGAGCAGTCAGGCCAGTTGCTGGGTCTGGGTGTCGGTAGCACGATTGCCGGTACTACGGATACCACCACAAAAGAGCGCGAACCAACTGACCCGACAGTAATGGCAGACGTGGAATACAAATGCGAACAGACCAACTTTGATACGGTGCTGACCTACGCAAAGCTGGACCTGTGGGCAAAATTCCAGGATTTCCAGGTACGGATCCGTAACGCCATCGTGAAGCGCCAGGCTCTGGACCGCATCATGATCGGGTTCAACGGCGTGAAGCGTGCCAAAACCTCTGACCGCGACGCCAACCCGATGCTGCAGGACGTAAATAAGGGCTGGCTGCAAAAAATCCGCGAAGATGCGCCGGATCATGTCATGGGCAGCGAAACCAAAGAAGGCGTGACCACCAAAGGCGCCGTGAAGGTTGGTAAGGGTGGCGATTATGCCAACCTGGACGCCGTGGTGATGGATGCGGTCAACGAGCTGATCGACCCGGTGTATCAGGATGATGATGATCTGGTGGTGGTCTGTGGCCGTGAGCTGCTGTCTGACAAGTATTTCCCGCTGGTTAACAAAGACCAGGAGAACACGGAGAAGCTGGCCGCTGATCTGATCATCAGCCAGAAACGCATGGGTGGCCTGCAGGCTGTACGCGCGCCGTATTTCCCTGCGAATGCACTGCTGATCACCCGCCTGGATAACCTGTCCATTTACTGGCAGGAAGATACCCGCCGTCGTTCTGTTATCGATAACCCGAAACGTGACCGGATCGAGAATTTCGAGTCCGTCAATGAAGCGTATGTGGTTGAGGATTACCGCTGCGCGGCGCTGGTCGAAAACATCCAGATGGGGGATTTCAGCGCGCCAGCTGTACCGGAAGGCGAGGGGGCATAACGCATGAGCCTGAGTCCCGCACGGCAGCACCGCCTGCGCGTCCAGGCTGAACAGGCCGCCCGACAGGGCGGCAATGTTCGCCACGCGACGGGGTATGACCTGATGCTGATGCAGCTGGCGGAGGACCGCCGCCGCCTGAAAGGTATCCAGTCCACCGTGAAGAAAGCCCAAATCAAAGTGGAACTGCTGCCCCGTTATTCCGCCTGGGTGGAGGGTGTGCTGGCTGCTGATGGTGCCCGGCAGGATGACGTGGTGATGTTTGTGATGCTCTGGCGTATCGATGCCGGTGATTATGCCGGTGCGCTGGATGCAGGGCGTCATGCGCTGCGGCACGGATGGGTGATGCCCATCGGAAACCGTAACGTCCAGACGGTGCTGGCAGAGGAAATGGCAGACGCTGCGCAGGCCGCTCTGCTGGCAGGTGAATCTTTCGATGCCGGGTTGTTACTGCAGACACTGGAGCTGACAGACGGCCAGGATATGCCAGACCAGTCACGGGCACGACTGCATAAAGCGATTGGCGCTGTACTGACCGAAACCAGCCCGGCCTCCGCCCTGAATCACATCAATCATGCGCTGCAGCTTGATCCACGCTGTGGCGTCAAAAAAGAAAAACAGCAGCTGGAGCGCAGATTGCGCAATGACAGCCGTTAACGGAACGTGCCCCGCGCACGGGCGGCACGGGGTGGCGAAAGGCTTTTGCCACATCAAAACCCCGTCCACCGCCCACTATTTCAGGAGAAAGCCCGCATGAAGTTTGTTGCGCCTGAGCAGGCGCCGGAACAGGCGGAAATTATCAAAAATACGCCGTTCTGGCCCGATGTGGATTTATCAGAGTTTCGCAGCGTGATGCGGACGGATGGCACGGTGACGTCACCCCGTCTCGGACAACTCATCCGGTCTGCGATGTCAGAGGTCAATGCGGAGTTGTACGACTTCCGCAAGCGCCAGCAGGCGCTGGGATTTATGACGCTGGCCGATGTACCGGCGGACTTGCTGGACGGTAAAAGCGAACGTATTCACCACTACCACAACGCCGTTTATTGCTGGGCACGCGCGCAGGTGAATGAGCGTTACCAGGACTACGACGCCACGGCCTCCGGTGTGAAAAGGGGGGATGAGCTGGCGGAGGCCAGCGGCGATCTGTGGCGTGATGCTCGCTGGGCAATCAGCCGGGTCCAGGATGCGCCTCACTGTACGGTGGAGCTGATCTGATGAAAGTGCGTGCGTACCAGGGTGACACGGTGGACGCGCTTTGCTGGCGTCATTACGGACGCACGCAGGGCGTCACGGAGCAGGTACTGCAGGCAAATCCGGGGCTGGCTGAGCACGGCCCGTTCTTACCACACGGGCTGCAGGTGGAGCTGCCGGATATTGCCACCACTTCCACGGTGCAGACCGTCCAGTTATGGGACTGAAATATGACGCTTGAACGGATCAGCGCCTTCATCACGTACTGCATCGCTGTACTGCTGGCATGGATGGGAGATTTATCGCTTAAGGATGTGTCGACAGTGGGCGGTGTGTTGATTGGCGTGCTGATGCTGGCCATCAACTGGTACTACAAACACAAAACCTACCAGCTGCTGCGCGGCGGAAAAATTACACAGGGGGAATATGAATCCTTCAACCGTTAAACGCTGCCTGGTAGGGGCGGTGCTGGCGATTGCCGCCACCCTGCCGGGCTTTCAGCAACTTCATACCTCAGTGGAAGGGTTGAAGCTGATAGCCGATTACGAGGGCTGCCGCCTGCAGCCGTATCAGTGTGATGCGGGGGTGTGGACCGATGGCATTGGCAATACGTCCGGCGTGGTGCCGGGGAAGACCATCACGGAACGGCAGGCCGCCGGGAGTTTCATCACCAACGTTTTAAGGGTGGAGAAGGCACTGGATCGCTGTGTCCTGGTGAGCGTACCGCAGAACGTCTATGACGCGCTGGTATCGCTGGCCTTCAACGTGGGAACCGGCAACGCCTGCAGCTCAACCATGGTGAAGTTTATCAATAAGAAGCGCTGGCGTGATGCCTGCTATCAGCTGCCTCGCTGGGTATATGTCAAAGGCGTATTTAATCAGGGCCTGGAAAACCGCCGCGGGCGGGAGCTGGCCTGGTGCTTAAAAGGAGCGTAACGAAATGAAAAAGAAAATGATCGGTGGGTTATTTTCGGTGCTGTACACGGCGCTGATAATTTTTAGTCTCTTTGTTCCAAACAGTATTGTTCCGGCACTGGTTACAGCCTTGACCTGGATAGCCTGCCTGCTGAGCTGGGGAGCGGTGCTGCTTTGCATGGCTGGATGGTATGCGGGCGGCACTCATCGGGGAGAGGCAAAGCAGGCGCTGACGCGCTTTTTCAGTACGCCAGGAAACCAGGTGATCAGATGGGAAAGGTGTTCACTGCTTGTGATTTTTCTCGCCTTTACGGGCCACGTTGTCACCCTAGCATTTTATCTGCTGACGCTGGCCGCGCTTAAGGTTCTGCGTGCGCAGATTATTGATGCGGAGCCGGTGACGGTATGACAAAGGCGCTGGCGGTAATTCTGGCGCTGGTAGTGCTTGCGCTTGGCTGGCAGTCATGGCGGATGAAGGAGGCCAGCCAGACCATCGAGCGGCAAGGGCGGGATCTGAAAACGACAGGCGAAAAACTGGCAAAAACGCACAGCCAGCTGATCGCCCTGTCCATCCTGTCCGAAACCAATAACCGGGAACAGGCAAGGCTTTACGCGGCGGCAGAAAGTACAAACGCGCTGCTGCGAAGCCGTCAGCGCAGAATTGAGGAGCTAAAACGTGAAAATGAGGATTTACGCCGCTGGGCTGACACTCTTCTGCCTGCTGACGTTATCAGGATGCGCGAACGTCCAGCCCTCGCCGGAGGTGCTGCTTACCGTGAATGGTTGTCCCAGAGTGACGCAGTGCCGCCTGGAAAAGTCGGCGGCACGCACTAACGGCGATCTGCTGACCGCGCTGGATGAAGCGGAGGCGGCCTGGGCGGTCTGCGCCGATAAAGTGGACACGATAATTTCCTGTCAGGAGCGAAACAGTGAACAAGCCTCAATCCTTACGCCGCGCCCTGAATAGCGCGGTGTCATATGTCCGCGATAACCCGGATAAGCTGCATTTGTTCGTTGATAACGGATCTGTGGTGGCAACCGGGGCAGCGTCATTTTCATGGGAGTATCGTTACACCCTGAATGTGGTGATTGTGGATTTCAGCGGCGATCAGGGGTTATTGATGGCGCCGGTGGTGGCCTGGTTAAGGGAAAATCAGCCGGATGCCATTCATAACCCGGCACTGCGGGAAAAGTTGCTTTCCTTTGAAGTCGACATTTTGCGTAATGATATCTGTGATATCAGCCTGAATCTGCAACTGACAGAGCGTGTGATAGTCAGCGCTGACGGTGACGTGTCCAGCGTCGAAGCGGTGCCGGAACCGGACGAAATGTGGGCGGTGAGCCGTGGCTGAGCTGCAGGAAGTTGACACCTGGTTAGATGCGTTGCTGGCGGGACTGGAGCCTGCCGCACGTAAGCGCATGATGCGGGAGCTGGCGCAGCAGCTGCGCCGCAGCCAGCAGAAAAATATCAGGATGCAGCGCAACCCGGACGGGACGGCTTACGAGCCGCGTCGCGTGACGGCCAGAACGAAACAGGGCCGCATCCGTCGGCAGATGTTTGCAAAACTCCGCACAACAAAATATCTGAAAGCCGTCGCCAGCCAGGACTCGGCAAGCGTCGAGTTTGACAATAAAGTGCAACGGATCGCGCGTGTTCATCATTATGGGCTGAGAGACCGAGTGAGTAAAAAAGGCCCCAATGTACAATACGATAAGCGTCGTTTACTGGGGCTGAATGATTTAACACTCTCTCTAACCAGAGATATATTAATTCAGTGGGTTAGTAGTTAAATCTTATCTCTTGATACTCGTGCTAAATCAATTAATTTGAGAATTATTTTTTCTTGCGGAAGGTAAGGTGTTTTCTCGAAGGTAATATTGTGGGACCTTAGGTTGTTTAGTATTTTACTGAACTCTTCGGTATTTCCTCCTGAAAGTAAGAGGGATATCTTTTGGTTGTCATAATCATTACTCATTTGCATGTTGTATTTAATGAACACAATGAATAAGCGCAAAATATATACAATAAATAGTAGGCTTGATAGTATTAAAAGAATCGGACCAGCGATTTCTAATATTTTTGTTAGTGTGTTTTCTTGTTTGGTGACAGGGGCGGTGGTGGTGAGTTGTGAATTTAAAATGTTTCCGATGTTTGAAGATGACTTGAAATTATCTAGGCTTTGAATTAATTCACGAGTTGCATTGTTTAAACCTGTTATAGCATTCAGGGTTGAATGAGTCTCTGTTGCTGCTCTCGTTAGGGAAGATAATAAATCTTCTCTATCGTTGCTCTTTATTTTTATGTAAAAAAGAGATGTGGGCATTGAAACTAATGATATTAAAAGGGCGTATATAAAAAGGATTGTCGTCATTTTTGAGCGACTGGCTCTTTTATTCAAGGTAGCCAATGCTGCGGAATATTGCTCTTCATTCAAATTCATTGTAAGTACTCATGTTGTTAATCCCAGATTGTGCCATTTATAGCACAACTTGGGTGAGCTAGCGAAAAGAAAAATAAAGCCTTCAGCACAGAATTGAGGAGTTAAAACGTGAAAATGAAGATTTACGCCGCTGGGCTGACATTCTTCTGCTTGCTGACATTATCAGGATGCGCGAACGTCCAGCCCTCGCCGGAGGTGCTGCTTACCGTGAATGGTTGTCCCAGAGTGACTCAGTGCCGCCTGGAAAAGTCGGCGGCACGCACTAACGGCGATCTGCTGACCGCGCTGGATGAAGCGGAGGCGGCCTGGGCGGTCTCCGCCGATAAAGTGGACACGATAATTTCCTGTCAGGAGCGAAACAGTGAACAAGCCTCAATCCTTACGCCGCGCCCTGAATAACGCGGTGCCATATGTCCGTGATAACCCGGATAAGCTGCATTTGTTCGTTGATAACGGATCGGTGGTGGCAACCGGGGCAGCGTCACTTTCATGGGAATATCGTTACACCCTGAATGTGGTGATTGTGGATTTCAGCGGCGATCAGGGGTTATTGATGGCGCCGGTGGTGGCCTGGCTCATGGAGAATCAGCCGGATGCCATTCATAACCCGGAACTGCGGGAAAAGTTGCTTTCCTTTGAAGTCGATATTTTGCGCAATGATATCTGTGATATCAGCCTGAACCTGCAACTGACAGAGCGTGTGATAGTCAGCGTTGACGGTGACGTGTCCAGCGTCGAAGCAGTGCCGGAACCGGACGAACCGGACGAAATGTGGGCGGTGAGCCGTGGCTGATCTGCAGGAAGTTGACGCCTGGTTAGATGCGCTCTTGGCGGGTCTGGAGCCTGCCGCACGTAAGCGCATGATGCGGGAGCTGGCGCAGCAGCTGCGCCGCAGCCAGCAGAAAAATATCAGGATGCAGCGCAACCCCGACGGGACGGCTTACGAGCCGCGTCGCGTGACGGCCAGAACGAAACAGGGCCGCATCCGTCGGCAGATGTTTGCAAAACTCCGCACCACAAAATACCTGAAAGCCGTCGCCAGCCAGGACTCGGCAAGTGTCGAGTTTGAGAGCCGTGTGCAGCGCATAGCCCGCGTGCATCACTATGGCTTGCGTGCTCGGGTCAGCCGTAAAGGGCCGGAAGTCAAATATGCAGAGCGCCGGTTGCTCGGCATCAATGATGAATCAGAAGACATTACGCGAGACGTCTTACTGCGTTGGTTGTCACAGTGATTTTGTGTCAGGGATGACACAACCCGCCACGCTGCCGCACTCCCTCCGCGCGTGGCAATCTTGCCTTCATGAATACGCAATTAACCGAAATCATGCGCCTTATCACCAATCTGATCCGCACCGGCATTGTGACCGAAGTGGACCGGGACGGCTGGCTGTGCCGGGTGAAAACGGGCGACCTCGAAACCAACTGGATTAACTGGCTGACCTACCGTGCAGGTAAATCACGCACCTGGTGGTGCCCGTCTCCAGGGGAGCAGGTGGTGCTGTTCAGCCTGGGCGGCAATCTGGAGACAGCCTTTGCGCTTCCGGCCATCTACTCCAACGCCTGCCCGCCGCCGTCAGACTCTGAAAGTGCGGATGTGACCGCATACGAGGATGGCGGCTGGTTCGAATACGACCCCGCCACCGGGCGCTGGATTATTCGCGGCGTGAAAAGCGTGCTGATTGAGTCTTCGCAGGTTGTCTCCTGCAAAACCGGTGAGTTTGTGATCGAAGCTGACACCACCCGTATTAACAGCAATGTGATCGTGAACGGCGATATGACCCATGGCGGTGGCGCGATGACGTCAAACGGCGTCGTTGCTGATAAGCATAAACACCCTGGCGACAGTGGCGGAACGACGGGAGGCCCATTTTGACGCTCTATATCGGGATGAGCCGCGATACCGGCAGAGCCATTACGGAAACTGACCACCTGCGCCAGTCGGTGCGTGACATTTTGCTGACCCCGCAAGGGAGCCGGCTTGCGCGCCGGGAGTATGGCTCCCTGCTTTCAGCGCTCATTGACCAGCCGCAAAACCCGGCGCTGCGCCTGCAGATCATGGCTGCGGTGTATGTGGCGCTGCGGCGCTGGGAGCCGCGGCTGCAGCTCGACACCATCACGGTTAACAGCAGCAGCATGGATGGTGCAATGGTTATTGAGCTGGCAGGCCAGCGTAATGACGGCGTGCCCGTGTCCCTTTCCGTATCGACAGGAGCAGATAATGGCCGTTATTGACCTTTCCCAGCTGCCGCCGCCGCAAATTGTGGATGTGCCGGATTTTGAAACCTTGCTGACTGAGCGCAAGGCTGAATTTATCGCGTTATTTCCGGCAGAAGAGCAGGAGGCCGTGGCCCGCACCTTAACGCTTGAGTCTGAGCCGGTGGTGAAAATGCTGCAGGAAAATGTGTACCGGGAGTTGCTGCTGCGCCAGCGGATTAACGAGGCGGCGAAAGCTGTGATGGTGGCCTATTCCGGCGGGGATGACCTGGACAATTTAGGCGCGAATAACAACGTACAGCGCCGGGTGATTACGGCTGCGGACGACACCACAACGCCGCCAACGGAGGCGGTAATGGAATCTGACGCGGATTATCGCCAGCGCATCCCGGCAGCCTTTGAGGGGATGAGCGTTGCCGGTCCAGTCGGTGCTTATGAATATCACGCGCTTAGCTCGGATGGTCGGGTGGCGGACGCGTCGGCGTTCAGCCCGTCACCGGCGGAAGTCGTGGTGACTATTCTTGCCCGCGACGGCGATGGTACTGCGCCGGAAGACTTACTGCAGGTCGTCGGCGAGGCCCTGAATGATGAGGCTGTGCGGCCGGTGGCGGATCGGGTGAGTGTCCGATCTGCTGAGATTGTTCCCTATGAAATTGATGCGGTTCTTTATGTCTATCCCGGCCCGGCAAAGGAGCCCATCCTGGCGGCCGCGAAAGCGCAGGGTACGGCATACATCAACGAGCAGCGTCGCCTGGGGCGTGATGTGCGGCTGTCCGCGATCTATGCCGCGCTGCACGTTCAGGGTGTCCAGCGCGTCGAACTGATGAAGCCCATGGCGGACATGGTGTTAGATAAAACGCAGGCGTCATATTGCACCGATTTTAAAGCGGTAATTGGTGGCTCTGATGACTAGCAGCCTGTTACCGCCGGGTTCGTCCGCACTGGAGCGCAGGCTGGCACAAGCCTGTTCAGGTATCAGTGATTTATCCGTCCCGCTGCGTGACCTGTGGAATCCGTGGAAATGCCCTGTGAAATTCCTGCCTTATCTGGCGTGGGCGTTTTCTGTCGACCGCTGGGAAGAAACATGGTCGGAAAAAGAGAAGCGCCAGGCGGTCAGTGATGCTTTCTGGATCCACCAACGCAAGGGAACCGTCGCTGCCGTGCGGCGCGTGATTGAAACGCTGGGCTATAGCATGACGCTCCAGGAATGGTGGGAAGTGGCCGACCCTGCCGGGACATTCCGCCTTGAGATTGACCTCAATGATATTGGTATCACTGAGTCAATGATTAAAGAGCTGGAGCGGATTATTGGTGATGCAAAGCCGGTCAGTCGCCATATATCGCAGATGACACTCGGAGTCAGTAGTCATGGCGCTGCTAATGTCGGGATATCAATATTTGATGGTGAGGTAATAGATATATATCCGCCAGGTTATGAACCGGATGACAGTATTTATTTTGATGGTCAGGCGAGTTTCGACGGCAGTTATTATTACACCGGGAAAAGTTAATATGAGCAAAATCAGTGAAACCCCACGCTGGGAAAATGAAATCCACGCGCTGACCCGCGGTGAAAAAGTGGAAGGCGGCAGAGGTGGTGCGGCCAATATCCAGGCATCCCAGCTGGGAAACCGAACGGCATTCCTTAAAAATGAGCTGGAGGCATTAGGAACGCTGATCAAATCAGGCGATATGCCGTTTGCCAGCGAGGAAGCCGCCGCCGCCGCCATCAATGAGGGGAAAATCCCCGATGGTGCCGTGTTCTCTGTACGATCATCCGATCCGCGTGTTTGGGTTGCTGAGTATAAAAATGTCGGAGGCGAACCGGTTAAGACGGGACGTCTGATTTATAACAGCCTGGCTGTTGCCGCGACCGTAATGGCGGGTGTTGATGACCCAGACGGTACGATAACGGGCATCGCCTCGACGTTTAGCGGCCAGCTGTTCCGCGTTATCACCGATGACAGCAACGCTCCGTCCGAGGTGATTTACATTAACGATAACGGCGAAGCCAGGTTCATCATGACTCTGGCAAGTGGGCAGGCACTGGATACGGTGCGGGCCCTGGCCGAGCAGGCCAGTGCAGATGCGCTTCCCCTGAAAGGGACGATTCGCCGGGCCGATATTGGCAATCTTTTGCTGGCGCTGGTTGATGAAATCGGCCTTATCCCCTGGCAGGTTGACGGGGCGGGCGGTTTTGGTTCAGGCGTGGCTTATATCAGCAAGGAGGGGATTCGCGCCGGCGTCCTGCAAATCATGAGCACACCGGACGCTATTTTAAGGCTGGTCGGCGAGCATGGGATTTACAGCGACCTGATTAAAAAAGACGGCTCCGCGAATTTCCCCCGATACGCGCTGGGTAATGGCGTATATCTGACCAGCACGCCAGACGCGATTATTCGTCTGACTGACCGTAACGGCCTTTTTTACGACATTATTGATAAATATGGCGTCCCGGCATGGTTGAAAAAGGGCAATGGTAATGGTGGCGGTGGAGAGGAAATGACGGAAGCCGCGTATATTCGCCAGCAGAATGCGGTAAACCTGTCTGTTATGGAACAATCTGGCCGGCGCATTATGACGCGGCTTAAATTTCCGTCAGACGCATATAATCATTTTATTATGCAGTGCCAGTCGCTCGGTATGGGGTTTATGTGCTTTCCTGCCGTCTCAAAAGCCCCGAAATACGGCAATCTGATGCTCGGCAATTCCGTGCGCCCGGCGAGCGCGTCCAAAAATGAATTTGCCCCCCTAGGCGACGCAGCTTTCCAGCCGCTCAAATCCGTGGTTCAGAGTGTGGATGGGGCAACGATCCTGACAGATGCAGAGCAGCAGGCGTTAGGCCGGTACGCAGGAAACGAAGGGGAAAGCCCTATTGTCGGTGCTGTAAATGGTTTTCGCCGCCACTTCCTCGAAAAAAACGCTTTCAGCGCCGATAACTCACGCCTTTTTGTGGCATCCGCTGTCGGCCTGTCCGGTCAGTCAATTGCGTCTCTGCTGGATGATGAGAAATATTATCAGCGTTTTGTTGACTGCGTGACAAAAGCAAAAGCCCTGGCGGACAGCGAGGGGAAGAGCTATTCCGTTACGTTGCTGGCATTTATGCAGGGCGAGCGCGACTACCAGGACGGCACATCAAAAGCCGTTTACAAGGGGTTGCTGGGGCAGTTGCGCACTAAAATGCTGGCAACTATCCGCGCCATTACCGGACAAGCCGACGATCCGGTGTGGCTCATGTATCAGACTGGCTATGTTTACACCCCGAACCCTGATAATTCGCCGATTAATGCAGTGACGCTGCCGATTGGTGAGGCTCAGTACGAGTTTTGCCAGGAAAACAAAAACTGCCTGATGGTGGGGCCAAATTATCAGCTCCCGGATAAACAGGGTCACCTCATGACTAACGGTAGCCGGTGGATGGGATGCTATTTCGCCAAAGTTGCGGACAGGGTACTTAACCAGCGCCGCCCGTTTCAGCCGCTGGCTCCGCGTGATTTTCATGTCATTGGCAATGCGATTTATAACAGCTTCCTGGTTGAACATCCGCCGCTAAAGTGGCAGCGCCCGTTCCGGGTAGGTTCGAGGATTGACATAGCCAATAAGGGCTTTCGTGTTTTCCACAACATCCAGGCTGACGCCGCCGGGATCGGTACGGAACTGACTATTGCCAGCGTGGAGATCGTCGCCGACACAATAGTGAAAATTGTCTGCACTACGCCTCCCGTCGGGACGGTGCGCGTCCTCTATGGCTCCAAACAGTCAGAGGGCCAGGGGATGCTGACTGACAGCGATGACTATGTGCCTGACGAGGTATACGAATACGACCCGCAATTCACGCAATGGCCTGAGGAAAATATCGCCGAATTAATCGGTAAACCATACCCGATGGAGAACTGGTGCATAGCCTTCTCCCGGACATTTACGCAGGGGTAAACATAATGAGCACAGGATTTTTGTTAGGCAACATCAGCGATATTTCAGCGTTCGCGACCGGTTTTTTACTGCCTGTTGACGGCGCGGTTTACGCCAATATTTTCGGTGCTGACAGCAGCCCGGCCCGCAATTTGATCAACGGTCGGCCGGATGCGACGGTCATTGGCTCGCCGGTTGTTAATGACCGGAGCGTTACCCTGACCAGCATGGAAAGCTATATTGATACCGGCGTGAAACAGACCGGTGAAATGACGATCATCACGCTGGGGCAGCCAGCCGGGACAACCAGCAATTTTATCCACTGGTCTAACTATGGCTCGCCAGTTACAAATGGCGGGTCTGGATTAACCTCCATTGATTTTGCGCAGCAGTCAAATGCGACGGGCAACCCGACGTTGTCGCTGGGGTACACCCTCGATAATTTTGCGACCAGGCTATCACTGTCCTATGGCATTACAGCAGGTGCCGACACGGTTAAAAGGCGAGCTATTGCGTCGGTATTCAGCCAGTCAGCGATGACAACGCGTTTGCGTGACCTGGTGAACAAAAAAAGCCAGCAGAATGCCATTCCGGCTAATGGCGTCCTGCTTCAGGCCGGGAATATCCTGCTGGGATCACATTACACGGCGGCGACAGCATCAAAAGGCGACTTGTACTTTGCGGCGATTTATCCGCGGGCGTTAACTGATGCCGAGATTGACGCGGTGTATGTGCCTATTAAGGCGTTTTTTGGATTGCAGTAGCCGAATCGGGAGGGTGACAGGTGAGCGATAAAAAATTCTGTGCCATCCTCACGCGCGCCGGTGAGGAAGCGATGACCCGTGCGGCAGTCACTGGGGAGCCGGTGGGATTCTCTGTGATGGCCGTAGGGGATGGTGGCGGCGTATCGGCTATACCTGACCCCCTACAAACCGGGTTAATCAACGAGGTATGGCGTGCCCCCCTGAATCGCGTGGTGATAGCAGACCAGCAGGCCAACGTTATTCGCGCGGAAATGATTATGCTGCCGCAGGTCGGCGGATTCTGGCTAAGAGAGGCTGCACTGTATGACGACGAGGGGGTTTGTCTCGCCGTCGCGAACATGGCGCCGACCTATAAGCCGCTACTGGCAGAGGGGTCAGGCAGGTTGCAATCCGTCAATATGTGGATTGCCGTCAGTAATACCGCCAGCGTCAATCTAATCACTGACCCCTGCATCATTCTGGCGACAGTGAGCGAGGTCGAAAGAGCGAAGAATGATGTGAAGGATTATACAGATAAGATTGTAGGCCAGCTTGATACGGACATTCAGCAGGTGATTGCTGATGCGATAACGGAGGCAAAGCGTAATTTCTGGGAGGACGATAACCCTGTCGGCACCACGCGATTTTTTAATCAGAACGTCAACCCGAATGAAAAATGGCCATGGTCAGAATGGGTGTACACCGGCGAAAACAAAACGATCCGCGTCGGAAAGGCTGACGATTCGAACGTCGGGCAGAGCGGCGGCAGCGATAACGTCACACTTCAGCAGGCCAACCTGCCCGCCGTTCAGATTGACGTGAGCGGCGAAACCAGCGAGCAGCGAGAGCAGAAGCTGACGACCACGCGGGGCGGTGTTCACAATCATGGTGGCGTGGCCGGTAAGGATGACCCCTGGGAGATTGGTGGCGATGTGCGGCAGCTCTTTAACCCGAAAGAGCTGGGTGTGACCGATGACGCCGGAGAGCACGACCACGAAGTCACGGTACCGGCGCACAAACACACGACAAGCGGCAAAACAGACAGCCTTGGCGAGGGCAAATCGTTCAGCGTGGTGGAAGCCCACACCCTGCTGATGTGCTGGAGCCGCGTTGCCTGATAAATCCCGGTATCAGTCTGCCCCTATAAGGGGCTTTTTTCTGTCTGCGGTTGTGCCATTGACAGTACAACGGCCATCAACGGCTTGCGGTGAATGATTTCCCTACCATGGGGGAACCCCTAAACAGGAGATTCATTCATGGCGCAAGACTATCACCACGGCGTGCGTGTTGTTGAAGTTAACGACGGCACCCGCTCTATCACGACGGTGAGCACGGCGATTGTGGGCATGGTATGCACTGGCGATGATGCCGATGCCTCTGTGTTCCCGCTCAATAAGCCGGTTCTGCTTACCGATGTACTGACCGCCAGCGGCAAAGCGGGCGAGTCCGGCACGCTGGCCCGCTCACTGGACGCCATCGCAGACCAGGCAAAACCCGTTACCGTAGTGGTGCGTGTTGCCCAGGGCGAAACCGAAGCGGAAACCACCTCCAATATTATCGGCGGCGTAACCGCTGACGGTAAGAAAACGGGCATCAAAGCGCTGCTTTCGGCTCAGTCGCAGCTGGGTGTGAAGCCGCGCATTCTTGGGGTGCCGGGCCATGACACGCAGGCTGTTTCCACTGAACTGTTAAGCGTGGCGCAGAGCCTGCGCGGCTTTGCGTATCTGTCTGCCTACGGTTGTAAAACTGTGGAAGAAGCGATTGCCTACCGCGAAAATTTCAGTCAGCGAGAAGGGATGCTGATCTGGCCTGATTTCATCAACTTTGACACCGTGCTGCAGGCGAATGCAACTGCCTACGCCACTGCTCGCGCGCTGGGTCTGCGTGCAAAAATCGACGAGCAGACCGGCTGGCACAAAACCCTGTCTAACGTGGGCGTCAACGGCGTAACCGGCTTGTCTGCGGATGTGTTCTGGGATCTGCAGGACCCGGCAACCGATGCCGGACTGCTGAACCAGAACGACGTCACCACCTTGATCCGCAAGGATGGTTTCCGCTTCTGGGGTTCCCGCTGCCTCAGCGATGACCCGTTATTCCAGTTTGAAAACTACACCCGTACCGCGCAGGTACTGGCAGACACCATGGCGGAGGCGCATATGTGGGCGGTGGACATGCCGCTTAACCCTTCGCTGGCTCGCGACATTATCGAAGGTATCCGCGCCAAAATGCGCAGCCTGGTAAATCAGGGCTACCTCATCGGCGGTGATTGCTGGATTGATGACAGTGTGAATGACAAAGACACGCTGAAAGCCGGGAAACTCTGGATCGACTACGACTATACGCCAGTGCCGCCACTGGAAAACCTGATGCTGCGCCAGCGCATCACTGACCGTTACCTGGTGGATTTCACCACCCGCGTAAGCGCATAAGGGGGACCCATGGCCTTACCACGCAAGTTAAAACACCTGAATATTTTTAACGCCGGTAACAACTGGATGGGCATTGCTGAATCCGTCACCCTGCCGAAATTCACCCGAAAGCTGGAAAACTACCGCGGCGGCGGTATGCCCGGTTCAGTCGGTATTGATCTGGGGCTGGATGATGGCGCGCTGGATACGGAAATGACCATCGGAGGTACGGAGGCGCTTTTGTTTAAACAGATGGGCAAAGCCACGGTGGACGGCGTGCAGCTGCGCTTTACCGGGTCTATTCAGCGCGACGACACCGGCGAAGTTCAGGCCGTTGAGCTGGTCGTCCGTGGGCGCCACAAAGAGGTGGATTCCGGCGAGTGGAAAACCGGCGAGAGCAATTCCACCAAAGTCAGCAGCGTTAACTGTTACGCGAAGCTGACCATTAACGGTGAAGTGCTCTATGAGGTAGATGCGATCAACATGATTGAAGTTGTTGATGGTGTTGACCTGATGGAAGAACACCGTAACGCCATTGGTCTGTAATTTTTTTCTGGCGCGCGAGGTCGCGCCAGCCAACCCATAACAGGAAAAGAGCATGAGTGAGAAAACAGAAGCAACGGTGAAACTGGATAGCCCGATTAAGCGCGGTGATACCACGATTACGGAAATTGTGCTGCGTAAGCCGCAATCCGGCGCGCTGCGCGGTACGCGACTTCAGGCGGTGATGGAGATGGACGTGGCCTCTATGATGACCGTGATCCCCCGTATCTCCACACCAACGCTGACCCCGCAGGAAATGGCGGACCTCGACCCGGCAGACCTGGCCGCGATGTCTGTCGAGGTGGTCCTTTTTTTGTTGCCGAAGTCGGCACTTGCCGATTTGCCGACAGCCTGACGGTAGATGACCTGGTGGCGGATATCGCCACGATCTTTCACTGGCCGCCGTCCGTCACTGACGTTATGCCGCTGACGGAAGTGCTGGAGTGGCGGCACAGAGCGATAATGCGTAGCGGGGCCAGCGATGAGTGATAAAGACCTGCGCCTGCAGGTGGTTCTGAATGCGGTTGATAAACTCACCCGCCCTTTAAAAAATGCGCTGGCTGGCTCGAAGGAGCTGGCCTCCGGCATCCGACAGACCCGTGATCAGCTTAAACGGCTTAACGACGCGGGGGGCCAGTTAAAATCTTTTGATCAGCTCTCACAGAGCCTGAACCGGACCAGCAACGAGCTGGACCAGGCGCGGCTGCGTGCGCAGATGATGACGCGCGAACTGGCAGCGCTCGAATCCCCCACGAAAAAACAGACGCAGGCGCTTGAGGCGCAATGGCGCGCCGTATCACGCCTGGAACAAAAGCAGCAGCAGGAAACGCGGCAGATGGCGGCAACCAGGGCGGAGCTGTATCGCCTTGGCATCTCTGCGGGCGGTGGCGCCCGTGAAACGGCCAGAATTACCCGCGAAACGGATCGCTATAACCAGCAGCTTGCAGAGCAGGAGCGGCGCTTGCGGGACGTGGGAGAGCGCCAGCGCAAGCTGAATGCGATCAGGGCCAAAGCTGACAAGATGCGCGACGTGCGTAACAGCCTGGCGGGGAACGGGGCCGGGATGATGGCGGCCGGGGTGACAACGGGCGCGACCTTGCTGGCGCCCATTCGCGCCTACTCGGAATCAGAGAACGCCGCTAACCAGCTGGCAGGCTCAATGATGGGACCGGGCGGAAAGGTGGCGCCTGAGTTCCTGAAGCTGAACAAGCTGGCGATTGCCCTGGGGGACCGGTTGCCAGGTACCACGGCAGATTTTCAGAACATGATGACAATGTTACGCCGTCAGGGGATGTCAGCGCAGGTTATCCTGGGCGGGCTGGGTGAGTCGGCGGCTTACCTTGGCGTGCAGCTGCAAATGGCGCCGACGGAGGCGGCAGAGTTTGCCGCAAAATTGCAGGACGCCACGCAGACCACCGAAAAAGACATGATGAGCCTGATGGATCTTATCCAGCGTGGTTTTTATGCGGGCGTAGACCCCGGGAATATGCTGCAGGGTTTTTCAAAAATTAGTAGCGCGATGAGTATTCTAAATAAAAAAGGGATAGATGCAGCTAAAACCTTTGCCCCCCTGCTGGTTATGGCCGACCAGGCAAGTATGGCCGGGGAGTCTGCTGGGAATGCGTATCGGAAAATATTCCAGGCTGCCCTGGATGCAAAGAAAATTAAAGCTGTTAATGATGATCTAAAAGGGACCGGCATTAAGTTTAATTTTTCTGATGGTAAGGGAGGATTTGGTGGGCTGGAAAATATGTATGTCCAGCTAAGTAAGCTGAGTAAACTTACTCCCGAGAAACAGATGGCAACAAAAAAAGACCTGTTTGGCAATGATTCAGAAACGCTGCAGGCGTTGGATATCATGATCCAAAAAGGTATTGATGGTTATCGTGAAACAGTAGCGAAGCTGGAGAACCAGGCAACCCTGCGCGAGCGCGTCGATGCATCACTTAATACCCTGGGCAACAAATGGGAAGCCGCTGGAGGCTCCTTTACCAACGCCATGGCGAGCATCGGTGAAACCGTCGCGCCGGTGCTGAAAAATATTGCGGACTGGCTGGGTAATCTGGCGTCCGCGCTGGATGGTTTTGTGAAGCGTCATCCGCAACTGACGGCGGCGCTATTTAAAATTGCGGCCGTATTTGCCGTGGTAGCTACCGCAGCGGGTGTGGTGTCACTGGCCCTGGCATCCATTTTGGGTCCTATGGCGGTAGTGCGGGTAAGTGCTGGCATTCTCCAGCTTAAATTTGCTTCTGTGTTTGGTCTGGTCACAAGAGTAATTGGCGGCGCAGGCCAGGCGGTCATCTGGTTAGGCCGGTTGATGATGGCTAACCCCATTCTGGCGATAGTTGGCCTGATTGCGATGGGAGCCATCTATATCTGGCAGAACTGGGAAACGCTGGGGCCGAAGTTTAAAGCACTGTGGGATGCCATCACGTCAGGGGTGTCAGTAGCCTGGGCTGTGATTAAGCAGACCATAAGCAGCAAATGGGATGAAATTCTGAGTGATGTTGCCGCGCTGCCCGCAAAATTTAAAGCGGTGGGCGGGGCGATTATTGACGGCATCCTGAGTGGTATCAATGAGAAATGGGAAACGCTTAAGAGCAAACTGGCATCGGTCAAAAGCTATCTCCCGGACTGGATGACCGGCGGCGATAATTCGCAGGGCGCCTCACCGCAGAAAAAGACCCCAGGATTTTTCGCGGGGATGTATGACAGCGGTGGTTATATTCCGCGTGGGCAGGTGGGTATTGCTGGCGAGAATGGCCCGGAGCTGATTAACGGTCCGGCCTATGTGACCAGCCGCAGGAGAACGGCCGCGCTGGCGTCCGCGGTCGCCGGAATGATGGGGGGAGCAATGCCAGCAGAGGCCGCCCCGCTTCATCCCATGAGTCTGCCGGCAGCTTCATACCGTCCTGTAACTGATAAGCCAGCAGGCAGCCAGCCTGTATTCCAGTTTGAAACCCATGCGCAAATTATTATCCAGGCTCTGCCCGGTCAGAGCGCGCAGGATATTGCGCAGGAAGTTGCACGGCAGCTTGATGCGCGCGAGCGACGCATGAAGGCGAAGGCCCGCAGCAATTTCAGTGATCAAGGGGGGTACGATTCATGATGATGGTCCTGGGCTTGTTTGTGTTTCAGCTGCGCACGGTTCCCTATCAGCAACTGCAGTATCAGCGGAACTGGCGCCATGTGACCAACAACCGCGTTAATCGCCGTCCGACAACGCAATTTTTGGGGCCAGATAACGATCAGCTGACGCTCTCCGGCGTCCTCATGCCGGAAGTTACCGGTGGCCGGTTGTCGTTGCTGGCGCTGGAGCTGATGGCAGAACAAGGTAAGGCATGGCCTCTTATCGAGGGTGGTGGGACTATCTACGGCATGTATGTGATTGAGAGCCTTAACCAGACGAAAACGGAATTTTTCGCCAGTGGAGAAGCCAGGAAAATAGAGTTTTCACTGGGGCTTAAACGGGTGGATGAGTCCCTGTCTGAAATGTTCGGCAGTCTGAGCGATCAGCTTAGCAGTCTGCAGGATTCTGCCGCTGCCGCAGTAGGGAATATCAGATCCACGGTAGGAGGGTTGCTGCAGTGAGCGAGATGGCTGATTTACTCAACCTCGGAAGCAAGACCCCGGCCTTTCGGATCGTGATTGAAGGCAAAGATGCCACGCAGACGCTGGATAAACGTCTGCTGGGTATGACACTGACCGACAACCGCGGATTTGAAGCTGACCAGCTTGATCTGGAGCTGGACGACGCCGACGGCCTGGTAATTATGCCGCGTCGTGGCGCAGTGATTTCTCTGGCGCTGGGATGGAAAGGCGAGCCGCTGTACTCAAAAGGTAAGTTTACCGTTGACGAAATAGAGCATAGCGGCAGCCCGGACAGGCTGACAATCCGTGCCCGTAGTGCTGATTTCAGGGAAACGCTGAATGTCCGGCGTGAGAAGTCCTGGCACAAAACGACGGTGGGCGATGTGGTGAAAGACATTGCCGCACGGCACAGCCTTAAAGTTGCTATAGGAAATGATGTTGCTGCGATGGCTCTGGATCACCTGGACCAGACCAACGAAAGCGACGCCAGCTTTTTAATGAAGCTGGCGCGGCAGTATGGCGCGATTGCCTCAGTCAAGGACGGTAATCTGCTGTTTATCCGGCAGGGGCAGGGGAAAACAGCAAGTGGTAAGCCGTTGCCGGTCATCACTATTACCCGTAAGGACGGAGACAGTCACCGGTTTAGCCTGGCTGACAGGGGAGCATATACGGGTGTTATCGCTCACTGGCTGCATACCAGGGAACCGGAAAAGAAAGAAACGGCAAAGGTGAAGCGCCGCCGGAGGACGACAAAACCCAAAGAGCCGGAAGCAAAGCAGGGGGATTACCTGGTCGGAACGGATGAGAATGTGCTGGTTCTGAACCGTACCTATGCGAACCGCAGTAATGCAGAACGGGCAGCAAAAATGAACTGGGAGCGGCTGCAGCGCGGCGTGGCGACATTTTCTCTCCAGCTGGCAGAAGGCCGCGCGGATCTGTATACAGAAATGCCCGTTAAGGTCAGCGGTTTTAAACAGCCCATTGATGATGCGGAATGGACCATCACAACGTTAACGCACACGGTCAACCCGGATAGCGGATTTACGACCAGCATCGAACTGGAAGTGAAGATTGATGATTTAGAAATGAGCTGATGAGGTTCACAAAATGGAAGTTATGTGTATCATTATGTGATTGAAATGTGCAGGGCGGGAGATAAATGTAATGATGAATTGTCCAAAGTGCGGCCACGCGGCGCATACGCGGAGTAGCTTTCGGGTAACGGATCAGACAAAAGAGCGTTACTGTCAGTGCCAGAACATTAATTGCGGAACCACCTTCATCACTCATGAAACCGTAGTGCGATACATCATGACACCTGGAGTTATTGATAATGCCCCGCCGCACCCCACTGCCGCCGGGCAGGGGCATATGAACTTTTAACGTAAAAAAGTTTATTGCAGAGGTTCAATCAAACTGGTTCTGTAAGCGCGTGCCTTTTCGTTTTCCATAGAGCCAGTTTTTTTACATTCAACTCCACCGCCATTAATCCTAAAACCTTGGTCATGGGAAACATTTAACAGAGTGATTTTTTTAATCGTCTCTGGCTTCCATTTGTTCATAAAGTAATCATTGCAAATGCCGCTGAAAAGTGATTCAGCGGCATCTATCAATAATTTTGGTTTGCTGTATTTAATGGTTAGCTCGCCATTGTCCAGGCTGTGCGATCTTGTATCGTAAACAGCAATGAGATTCTCAATAGAGTCTGGGATTTTGTCTGCGAAGGCGCTTTGAGATGCGACAAGTAGCAAGGCCAAAAGAGGTTTTTTCAT